TTTCCATCTTCGTCGCTGCAATCATAGCAGGTTCGAAGGTGATCTGAGTGGGGGTAAGACCCGGACCCGGACGGACATCCTCAACGGGTTTAAGTACTTTCTCAAGAGCGCCAAGGCGTCTACGGAACTCCGGCATAGTCTCGCCCGGAAGCAATGGCTCCATACCAGTAGACTTCTCTGCCTTCTTAACTTCGTCGTTAGTTTCGATGTGTACAGAGTCTTCTACACCATCAGGGAGGGTAGTTGGATCAATAGTGATAGGGAACTTATTTCCACCGAATAGAACCTCAGACATCTGACCAAAGGCAGCTAGAACTTTAGTCTTTGTCACCTTAACGAAGACACGAGACTTCTCAGTGCTGGTAAAGGATACATCATCTCCATAGATACCACGATAGTTTCTATATGCTCTAATCCAACGCTGCTCTTCTGCATACTTTGCAGTCTCAGCCTTATTAAAGCGTTCTTTGACGTAAGCTTCAATGCTACCCACAGACTTATCTGATGTCTGTTTGCCTTTAGTGTCTGAGATAGCTGTCATCTTCGAGCTATCGGGGGAGATATTCTTTTCTGCCATTACCATATCCAATTAGAGTTAATAGCCAAACGTCTTGTCAGCCACTTGAAAACCTGTACGTCCCATAGTAGTGTCATAGTCATGGAGTCCGCTACGAGGTCTAGTCATTACGCCGTATCTGAGAGCATCATACAAGTGGTCTTCTGAATGAGTGTCCACATCTTCTGCATTAGTCTTACTCAGGGGTAGCATAGGGAGTTGAGACACTAGGCCCTTACAATTATTAAAGATAATCATACGAGGTTCTTCAGTAAACTCATCAACCTGCAGTCTTCTATGGATTTCGTTCTTACCTGCGATACGGGAACCTTTGCTCCTGTCCGCTGGACGCCAACGACACCCCTTTAGAATCATTCTCTCTGCAATACTGGGGCCAGTATCCCCACGCTTGTGCCACAAAGAGGAGTCAAGAACTCCATACCTGATCTTCTCCCCCTCTTCCAGACTAAGAACCATGTCGGCCAAGTCTTCAGCCAGCACCTTAGAGACATAGAGTTCTCTGTAGACTACTAGTTGCTCGCTGGGAGCTACTGCAAACCACAGTACGCCACTGTAAGAGCTGTATCCATAGTCTGCTGCACGGAACCTAGGCCAGTTAGAGGGGATGTCGAAGGGTTCTACTACGTGTATCTTACGATTGAACTCTGAGAAGGCTGCTCCCTCTGCTGCATCCCAGTTACCTTCGAGGAGTTGCTTCCTTTGGTGTTCTGGTAGAGACATTAGGTTGGCTTCGTACATACCATCTTCAGCTAGGTATGGGTTATCGAACAAAGTAGCAGGGATAAACCTACGTTCAAAGAGTGGTTCACCTTCACGAGAGTGTCCCTTAGGCCACTGTAGTACGTCACCTGTCTCAGGGTCAGTAGCCCAGAAGGATTTACCGGGTCTAGAGGGGTCAATGAAGGCTTTCTTCACCCAGCTATGCCCTGCCCCACCGGGGTTCGTTGTAGCCCTCTGGTAGAGCTTTAAACCGCTGTCTCTGGTCGTTCTAAGACGGGACCGCATATAGTTCCAAGCATAGGGACTAGCCCACTGGGTCAACTCGTCGAAGCCAATCCAGTTATAAGCCTGTCCTTGGTAGCGAGTAACGTCATCATCAGCGTCTAGGTAGCTCATCCAGAGAGTTGCACCTGATGGAGCCACCCAAGTCTTATCTCTTTCAAGAAATTTGATACCCGGAATAGCTTTAGGGTAGAGCATCTTGGATACAGAGACAAGTTCTCGTAGTTCTTCCGTAGACTTACGCACAAGAAGCATCTTAGCGTGTTCATTATTGAGGTAACGAACTGGGTCAGCAAGCATTGCGTAGGATTTACCCCCACCAGCAGCACCACCATAGAGAACTTCTTGCTCATCCGCAGAAAGAAAGGATGTTTGAGGTCCGGGGTTAGGTTGAAAGATTACCTCTTGGGCTTTCTTTGTGTTAATCGGTGCTGGTTTCGGTTGGGCTGGTACTGTCAACACTGGTGATGTCTCTTGTACTGGCTCCACCAAGTCTACCTTCGAGTCTTTCGGCTTTCTCAAGGGCTTCTTTGTACCTTTGGGAGAGGTACCGTTGATTTGCAGCCTCTGTCTTACGCTTGTGTTCAAGTTTTACCCTCTTGTACAGTCCAACGTGGGAGATAATCCTGCCACTTTGCTCACTTAACCATGCTGCTACAGCCCGATACGAGTATTTCTTAAGATGTTTCTTCGCCTGTTCCAAGAGTTCTAGCTCTTTTACTACAGGAAGTAGGACATCCTTGTCATTCGCATCTTCTGCATAGCCAAAGGGTACGATTTTTCCTACACGTACAACAGGTTTCCACTCATAGTGGTCCCCAGCGTCTGTAGGTTTTGGTAGTTTCCACTCTGTTTTGATTTTTGACATACTTTTTTATACTATGAACAAGACTATATGTCAATCACTATTCTTAGCGGGTAGGATAAAGAGCGGAGTATCAGTCTCAATCTTGATTTCATCTCTTGCCTTGAAGCCACCACGATCAAGGATGTCCTTGGCTGCAAGCATCTTCTCTTTATTGCCAAGTGCAGTGGGGTCTTGAAGAACTTCAAACATACTGAAAGCAGCCTTCACCCCAATATTGGCAATGAATTTCTTCGTCAGTGTTGCAATCTCTTCCTCAAGACCCTCTACGATCTCCTTAGTAGAATAGGTTTCACTATAGCCAGCCAACTTCTTAGCTTGCACATAGTTGCCCCTTGCATCCTCAAAAAGGACTTCAAGGAACTTCTGTTGCTTGTCTGTAAGTTCTCTTGCCATTTCTTATCCTACTGGAATAAAGGTTTCGACAACACTACCAATAGTATCTACGTGGCCCGCATTGGTTGTCTGGATTCTAATTTGATCCCCAGCAGAAAGGAAAATCTGTAGGGGTACAAAAGTGATGTAGTCCCCAGCATTTAGATTCTTTCCTGCAAGAAAGTTAGAAGAATATGCGGTAGCAGCAACATAGATTTTAATGGTAATGGTATTTGTACCTGTCACGTTAATCGTATGCAAGAAGGTAAGCTCTGCAGTACAGTTAGGTGGACAGGTATAAATAGTTGTGTTATCCGTAGTCTTAACATCCCCATAAAAGGACTTAGCTCGTGTCGGTTTATTTGGGGATGTAAGGTATTGCATTACTTATTACGCTTCTTCATAGCTGCTTCGATAGCATCCTTCCGAGACTTAGCGGGGGTAATGGAAGTCTTCGGCTTCGGCTTTGCAGGAACAGCGGTGTACGAACCACTAAAAGACGCCACCAGTTTGCCTAGCGGAGTTGCGGCAGAAATACGCTTCTCGCGTTCAGCAGGAGTTTCTTTCTTCTTAGCGGGCATACCAGCAGCAGGGCCAGAAGCAAAACCACCACGACCAGCAACCTTAGTCGTAGCAGCAGGTGCAGCCAGCTTGGTGGTGGTAATCTTAGCCGGAGCAGCAACAGGCGTAGGGGTCTTGTCTACAGGACGTGCCATAGGACGGGGAGTATCTTTAGTAGGCTTCTTTACGCCAACAGCCTTATCAATAGCTTTCGATGCCCTATCAACACTGAAGCCTTTAGCTTTACCCTCACCAGCAACATTGGTAGAGTAGGATTTACCCTGCCAAGTAAAAGTCTTACCTGCACCTAGCTCCTTACGAGCAGCAGCAAAAGCCTTGTTGAAATCTTTACTAGCCATCTTAGCACTTCCCTTTCTTAGCCATGCCACCCATAGCCATACCTTTTTTATTTACATTGGCCACATATGCTCGCTGTGCTATATTTTTGCCTATCACACCACCAATAGGACCAGCAACAGCTTTACCAGCAGTGCTGCCAACTTTACCAGCGGTACCAATACCCTTCAAAATTCTTGTAGCTTCTTTAGGATTAGCATTGGCTTGAGTTGCTTTAATAACTGGGGAGGGGGTCGTACCACCCTTGGCCATACCGATAGGCTTGGGGTTTTTTGGAGGGTACTTTTTGGGGTTTGCTGGCACTAGAGGCACCTTCGGGCGATTCATTCCGATACCTCCGGGACCAGTGCCATCCCCCATGCCATCAAAACGCTTGGGTCTGTAACTAGTATCAGCTGAAGTACCGCGACCGCCAACCGCATCTTGGGGCATTGTTTTAGGCTTGGTATCTCTTGGGAGCATTGTTTTAGCTACGCCACCCATAGCCATACCCTTTTTGACTGCACCGCCCTTAGCCATCCTGCTGGGGTCAACAGGCAAAGTCGTTCTTGTTGGCGTAACAAAAGAACCCTTTTTAGGCATTGCTTTAGTGGGCAGGGATTTCTTTGGCATTAGGGGTAGTTTTCCACGACCAAAGCCAATACCTTTAGGGCCAGTACCGTCTCCCACGCCATCTCTTACTTTAGGTGCAATAGTGGGTGTAGCTGTAGAAGTTGTAGCCATACCGCTGTCATCCCATAGCTTTGTTCCGGGGCCACCCTTTGGGTACATTGCAATATACTCTGCTTTAGTCATACCACCCTCAGCCATACCCTTTTTGACTGCACCACCCTTAGCCATACCAGTAGCTTTAACCAGAGGCTTCTTGGGGGTCAGAGGCTTCTTAACCAGAGGTTTTGCAGGGCCAGCAGTAATCGTTGGGCCTTTATATCCGGGCGCATATTTGCTCATTTGTTTAGTCTTCCATGTTACAGGAGTCTTCCTCAGACTCGTTGGGTTCGTAAGCCTGACACACCCTGAGGTTATGACAGATGAAGTCAAATTTTGAACAATAACCTCTACCACCACCAGTGGCGTCGAACTTATTGAAAGGCACTACATCCATTGCCTTAAGCATCTTAGGACTATCATTGAAGTATTCACAATTGGCACAGAGTTGATTACGAGCATCAGACTCTTCAATATCCCAGATAGCTGCAGCCTTAGACCAGAAGGGCTTGTTGTCCCCCGGTTTAGCTGAACCAACCTCAGGACCAAGGTGCCAGTATTCAACCAGCCACATGGTGGTATCAAGGTTCTCTTTAGCAGTAGGCATTTCCTCTTCAGGAAGCATAAGTCCCATCATCATTGGTTCACCATTTCACCTTGTCAGCAATTGCTTTGCACATCTCAATAAAGTAGTCTTGACTGTACTGTTGCTTTGCCATATTCACATCTTTATGTAGGAGTTGTACATTCTCTTGTAAGTACCCCTCAGAAGAATCAATCCTATCAATAGAGACAGTAGAAGTAAGACCTTTATCAGGCCATCCAATAGGCCAACCAGTAAGAGCGCAGACACCTTCTTGACGTTCATACAGCTCAATAATGAACTCTGGGGTTAAGTCCCACTGGTATCCACGGCCCAATCCACCTTTTCTCTTTGTCTCAAACCAAGTGATAGACATTGGGCCTACTTTACCTTTGAAGTTATTGGTATGGTTTGAGCAGGACTTACATTTCCAATCCATCTTGGTAGCAGACTTATAGTGGTCCAACCTACCATAGGATTGTTCTGCACCACAACCAGAGCATTGTTTAGTATAACGTATTGATTTTGCTACCATTTGATTTTGTCGCTCCACCAAGCAGCAGACATCTTACCCTTGGCAATGTTCTTACCGTGTCTAGCCTTGAAGCTTGCACGTTTAGCTTTCATCTTGTCAGTCTCGCCAGACTTAGGGGCACCTGCAGTAGAAGCACCCTGCTCACCAAAACGAATAGTCTTAACCTTATCACCCTCTTTAGCCACAACTACGTGGGACTTCTTAGGGTGATCAGGAGTTCTCTTAGGCTTATTGAAGCCAACGACACCAATCTTTTCTAGTCTAGGGTCTTTAGCCATCTTACTTCCTCTTGAACAATCCAAGGATCGACTTAGCAATCTGATTTGGAGTAGGGAGAATCCAACCAATGATCAAAAGAACAATCATCCAAATTGGTGTCTCGTTAATCGTAACCTTATCCACGTTCTCAGCAATAATCTTACTCTGCTGTTCCTGAATCTGAACCATGTGCCCAGATGAACCCTCAATCTTTTGGTCGCCAGTAACGGTAGTACTACCTATCGTTTGGGTTGCTGTCTTCGCTGCCTGTACGTTCGCTGCTACGTTTGGCCCCCCGCCCGTCAAGAGACTCAATGGTCCCTTGCAGCCTGTCACCAGATTTCCCGAACCAATCAAGACCAAAAGCAAGAGCAGCAAACGTGAATACTGGCCATACGAGGAGTTCAACGATATTGACATCTTTAACCTCCACCACATACATGAACCATACCATTACAGCGATTGCTAGTTCACGCTTGTAGGTCTTCATCTTACAGCTATAGCCTCAATAGTAGTTCTAATAGCTTTAATATTCTCATCAATACGGCCCATAGTCACAGCTTGGTTTTGAACAATCTCTTCCAAGGAACTAATACGAGTGTCTTGTCTCACTAACTCTTTAGCATTGTTATCAACATCACTACGGAGACTAGCTACAAACCAAATCAAAGCCACTGTCTGACAGGCAATAGCAAATATCAAGGTAAGGGGTATAGACTTGGATAGGTGCCAATCCTTGTTTGCATCATCATCAGACATTGGGATAAGCCTTGTGCGAGAGTTGCCAGTGTGGTGCGTCAGGAAAGCTCTTCCAATCTCCACCCCATTCAAGATCAATACCAAGGTCTTTAGCAGCCCTCTTCATGGCCTTCTCAATAGGTGGGTAGTCTTTCCAATCCCAAGAAACAGGAAAGGGGGTAATATCTACAGCATGACCAGTAATGTGTCTGGAGTGTAGGGTCTTTGACTTACCAGCAGCCATAAGGGTCTTCTGACGCTCAAGGCTACGTAGTCCTTCAAGGACAGTAAAATCACTTTCTGAAATACCAATGGCTCTACTCACGACCCGTTGAAGATCAGGGTGAACACCTTTAAGTCTCTCTAAAGATTTGGGGCCAAGGATAAAACTCATCCAAATTCTCTCTCTCTATCAGGGTCTAGTACATCTCGCTTCTTGAGGTGGCCCTCTAGGTACATGGCTCTTTCCACACGATCAAGAGAGTAACGAACTCCTGTCTTCTGGAAGATAGCTTCCCGGACATAGAATACGTCTGATCTAGGGATATGAACCTGTCTAAGGCTCCTCTCGTCTCCACCAGCTAGTGCTTGATAGAACTGAGTAAGTACGTCATCATCTGCAAAATACTTCATGTGTAGTTATACCTTAGGTTCTCTGATAGTCAAGCTTTTTCTTGAAGAGAACGACAAACACATTTATTTTTCATCCCCTCTTGAAAGTTAGAAATACAATCCTATATAAGAATACTTTATGTATACTTAAGGTTCTTCTTTCTTTCTTTCTTACATAAGAGTAATACTTACTTAAGTAACCTTAAGGTACACCATCATGTACTCCTTAAGGTACTACATGATGTACTTCTTAAGGTACTACATTATGTATCTTACTAAGATACCCGCAGTTCTCCTATTTGTCAATACCCCT